TCGCCGGATACGGAACTTGATTTTGGGTTTCGATTTGTAGTTCATTTTACAGCGGATGCATGGTCTTGGCATGACACCGTTTTAAACCAACTCCACCGCAAGTCAACCCTTATGCTTCTCCGCCACCGCCACCATCACCATCACCACCCCCTGTTTCCCCGGTACCACCTGCAAACCACCCGGGCCAGATTCCTCCACCCCAGTATGGATACGTGTAGATGAATCCTTTGCGACCGCCGGTCCGACGTTTCCTGCTGCGACGGCGTCGTTTCTTTTCCAATATGTACTGGGCGAATGTTTTCATATCTCCAACATTCCCAGTTCGAGTCCGAATCCCAGAATGCGTACCGTTAAAATTTTTCCGTACTCGTAGGTGTGATATGTCAGCATGGATCTCAGATCCAGATCCAGTCCATAAGATCTTCCATCATACTCCCCGTAATCACGGGTCAACACCACTTCAAACGGATGAAACCAATTCAATGTCCAATAATATTTATTTTTTATTTTTGCCATGGCACCCGATCCTGATTCTTCAGCTTCAGATAAACAAAATCCGGGTTCAACACCGGGTTGCCCAGGGGATCTGTATATGTGCGATGAATCATGTCATATTTATATCCCCTGTCGGTGAGAAAATCATAAATGTCCATGTTTTGTTGCACCGTTTTGCGAAGGGATTTGAGTTCGTTGAAGTCGTCCTGACCCCAGAACTTTTTGAAGTAGGTTTTGTAAATGCTGTCTACAATGTCCCCGAACTCATCCATCTTGTGACTGGGCCAGATGACCCTCGGTGGCACTCACGCAACCATCGGCTATCGCGTTGAGAACCTTGAGGGTAAGGGCAGGATCCCCTCCGATCTGGCGGAAAAGATTCTGATACACATCGCTCAAGCTGCTGGCGAAATTTGTCCAATGTGTTTTTTGCGGCAGAAAGTTGGACACTGCTTCATCCAGCTGTTGAACGGTTGGAACATTTCCGCCGCTTAAACTGCGAACCACCTTGGCCACATCATGAATCATCTTGGCTTTTTCCTGCTTGTCTTCGGGACTCACGGCCGCTTCCAGCACCGCAGTGCAGGCAAGAGTTACCGCAGGCTTGATATAAGGCAGTGCTTGTTCCACCTTTTCACGGGCAGTGCTGGTGGTTCCACCTACCTGTTCACCGTCTTTTGACGGGTTGGTGCTTTCGCACGCGGTTAGCAACAATGACAAAGGAAGCATGATCAATGGCAGAAGTTTATTCATATAACCATATTTAGCATGGTTATGTTCAAAACAACCATTGTTGCCAAAATAAAATATAAAATCTTTTTTATTTCAAAATCGAACCAAGAGCTTCCAGCCAGATAAACCCCAAATCCCCTGCATTGTCCATCAACCGATCCACCTCACTTGATTTGGTTTTAACCCCTATCTTGTGTTGGTTGTCGTTGGACACAAGATTATGTATCGCACGAACACTTGCGATTTCAAAAAAATCTTTTATTTTTTATTGAAACATACTGCCCCGACTGCGCTTGCCACTCACATTATGGGTGTTGTAATCATGACAGCGGGTTGGGTTCAGACCCAGTGCCATCATCACGCTTCGCCAGCCCTGTCCGTGTCCATCGTCTCCAAATACCTTGTAAGCAACCAGATGTGCCACTTCATGCGGAATGGTGTCATTCATGAAATCCTGCATGTTTTCTTTGCAAAGCTGTTCATTCAACTGAATTCGCCATTGCTCCAACCATGCACGTCCGGCAGTGCTGCCACACACCACCCATTCAATCTTGGGAAAATCAAACTCAGAATTGTATTTCTCGTTCAGTTCCTCCAAAACCTGCCACACCTTGTGGGTGGCTCGTTCTTTCATGGCAGTAACATCAAGCATAGGGTTTGTTTCCCCAGTCTGGATTCCAGTCGTCATCCAGCTTTTGTGGATTTTCCATGTAGGTCATCAGTTTGTATGCTTTGGTGTGTTCGTTAAGAAAATGTTCGATATTTGCCAGAAGCTCTGGATCAATATCAATCAAAATCTTTTTTTCCAATATTTTTCCAATCCGATTTTTCATGAACCCATTTTGACAAAAATAAAACAAAAGGTCAAGCAAAAAAAACAGGAGGTACCGGATTCGAACCGGTGTAACAGGAATGAAAGTCCTGTGTCCTAGACCCCTAGACGAACCTCCCAAGCAAGCCAGATGTCGGATTTGAACCGACGACCCCCTCATTACAAATGAGGTGCACTACCGCTGTGCTAATCTGGCGAATCATATATTATATAATATTTTTCATGGGCGTACTAGGATTTGAACCTAGGACCAAAGAATTATGAGTTCTCCGCTCTGACCCCTGAGCTATACGCCCAAAAGGAGGAGACTATTCGGTGTGTCCTATTCGCTTGTCGTGCTTGAAAGGGGGCTTCCACTTGTATTCACCCCACAGCTTTTGCTTGAACTTTTCTTTGGCTTGTGCCTTGTCCTTGGGTTTCATATGCCTACTGCGCATTCTGCTTTCCTCGATCACGCATTCCTCGTTTACTTTTCCTGTGAACCGCTTGAGTGCCCTTGTGAAACTATCCATGTCACGGCGGTCATGGGGATTGATCTTTATCGATGCTCGTTCCATGTTTTCTCTTTATTAATTTCTTCTTTATTAATTTCTTCTCTCTGGTTTGTCAAATTGTTTTCAAAATCCAGTTCATATTGTTCTGCCATGAATTTCATTTGTCATCCTTCTCTTGGCTTTCAATGATCTGTTTGCCCTTTTCCAGTTGCTCCAGATAATCGGGGCGGGTAGGGTCAAGACTTATGGTATAAAACAACAATCGTAGTTCCTTGGTGGTCATAGCATCTCCTTTTGTTCCCTGCGAAGTTCCTTGATATCTTTTCGGACAACGCTGGCAGGCATATAATGAAACAAACATTCCAGTATGTCGTGCTTGGGGCTGTTCAGCCATTCGTCCCACACATAATTTTGTTCATTCTCGGGCAATGAATGGATGTATTCATATGCATTTTTATGTTTCATGTTCCTCCTTTTTACCAAATTCTTTTTCATTTGTAAAGAATATATTTTATAAAAAATGGAGAGGGAGGGATTAAACCTCCCCCTCCTGTTGAGCTATACCTTCACCGACATCTTCGGCAGGGTTGGTTTCGCTGAGTTGAGCCAGACTTGTCCGACCTGCATCGGTCAGCCGATAAACCGCTTCCTCGCCCCGACCATCCTTGATAATTTTGTTTTCTCGGATGAGTTGTCGGATGATGAGATACCCCCGCTGAACATTTCCATCAACCGCATTGGTCACATCGGTTTGTTTGATGGGTTCGGCAAGGGCAAGCACCTTCCGCAAATCCTCTTGCCATCTCACCTTGCGAGGGTCGATGGAAGCAGGGGCGGTTCCGTCATTGACCCGAATCGCATTGTCCAGATCAAATCCGTTGTGTCCCAACCGCAGTTCCACATTATATAATTTTCCGTAGCGGTTTTTGGTGCTGTAAATCACCCGAACATCCTCGTCCGTCACCGCACTCCGCATCATAAAGTTTGCATCCACGGCGTGAGGAATAAGTGTGCTTCCCCGATAGTTGTTGCTTTTGGTCACGTGAAGCACCAGACCCAACACACATTCGGTTCGCTTGGCACTTTTGATGAGTTCGTGAAGGCAGTAGCTTTCCTTCTCCCTTGCATTCATTTTTCTTGCGGTGGTGAGGCATTGAAAGCTGTCCACCACCATCACATCCACTTGGCTCATCATTTCGATTACCTTGTCCACATCGGTTTGAATTGCCAGATTCACTTCCTTGAGTCCCAACCTACGGCAAGTGTAAGCCAACATTTCACGGCTTTCCTCGCCACTGATATAGGCGGTTTTGATTCCCACCTTGGTCATACTATTGAGCATTTGAAGGAGGAACGTGGTTTTGCCAAGACCAGCACCAGCGGCTAGGGTGAACACCATCGAGGGAAGAAGACCTTCGCCCCCGAAGATTTTATCCAGCATTTCATTGCCACTTTTCAAACGCCGATTGAAAAGGTCGGGGATGGCAATCTCGCTGACCTTGGTCAGATTGGTTTCGTTGTGGGCGAGGTTCATCACTCCCCCGCTCGTGGGTTTCGTATCGGTCTGGTTATTGGTATCGCTCATGTTCTGATTTAATCAAAGATCGGCTTGGGGTACAAGAAAAAAGTTTATATATTTTGGGCAGGGGATGGGTTAGTAGCATTGCTAACAAGCATATTAGCCCACTTTATGCATGAAGATGGGGGTATAATCTCCCACATATGCACCCTCGGTGTTGAAACTGAAATATTCCTCTGCCTCGATGTTGCTCATATCCCGCTCCAGAATCTTGATGCACTTGGCACGATCATAAACCGCCACATTTTTTCCACCACAACTGCAACCAATTCCCAGAAACGCCCCATCAAATCCATCCGCCAATAGTATCTTGTCAATTTCATCGGGATAATATTCCTTGATAAATTCATTGATCATTTTGCGACTGGGATTTTTCATTTTGATTTTTTTCATTTTTGCTTTCTGCCAGTAATCAGAAACATCTGCATATACTGGCCGTTAAGGTTTTTCATCTCCGCTTCATCATACTTCCTGCGATAAACAATATCAGCAAGCAGTAGCGGATCTTTGCAATAGTAGGCAATTCCTTTGCTGTTGAACACCCGCCAAAGCCCTTGACCCACGCTGATCACATTCTTCAGCTTGGTGCGGAGCTTGGCGGTTATTCTTACAGGGTTGTCGTCTTTCTGTTGCATCTGTTCTGATTTAACCAAAATATCTTTTCCAGCACAAGCTTTTTTTTTAACCTTTTTCATATATTGTTGTATTTAACCATATTTAGAGAAAAAAAAACTTTATATATTTTATATTTTGGTTTCCTGAAACCTGAGTCAGGAAAATTCAGGAACCTTTTCCCTGGGAGCGGAGCTGGCGTCCATGATGACATGGGAATTGCAACTTTCTTATCCAACTGCTGTGTTGCACACACCCGTGAAAAAACGGGACTGTAAGACTGTTACAGGGCGGAGGGATGCCTAATTTTTGGTCAGACCGGAATTTAAAAACATGAGTTCTATGAAACTTGGTCGACCGCGCGCGCGCATTTGCGCTGCAGGGTTTCCCAGAACTCGTCCCCGGTGTCATGCTCCACGGCCACCTGCTCCACCCAGTCCCGGTCCTGCATGGCCCGCAGCAATGCCATGCTCAGGACGCTTGTTTCAAAATCATCAAAATGCGGGTTCATTTCTTTTTATATTTTATTTGGAATCTGGGGCTGAATACGGGTCTGTGTTTCTTCCACAAAATGCTTTTTTCTACATGTAATGCTTTTTGTGATCTTATAATCTGATCGTACTTGTGTTGACTTAAGGATCTCTGAATATTAGACCAATTTGCTTTCCAGTTTTTTAAAATATCTTCAGGAACTTCTTTCCACATAGTCCATGCTTTTCCATTTTCTGGAGTTACCACAGATACAAGGTCTGGAGACCACTCACCACTAGACTGTCCCTCTGGGGTATA